AACTAATGTTTGGAAATAATAAAAAAATATGTTAATTTATAAAACATAGAAGATAGGTTTAAAGATGGCTACATTCGATATCAATGATACAAATCGTAGAGTCCAATATACGACCAATGGCTCGACAACAAGTTTTGCGTTTTCATTTCAGATTAATGCTGCAAGTGAATTAAAGGTTATACTGGCGGAAGCAACTCAAGAGCTATCAACTCATTATACTGTAACCATTGCAACCGATGGAACAGGCACAGTTAATTATAGTTCAGCTCCAACAACAGGTCAGAAACTGACTATCCTCGCCAACAAACCTTTATCCAGAGAATCAGCATATTCAACAGGAGCTTCGTTTACTGCTGCAAGTTTAGAAACAGATTTTGACAATACCATTATGGTCCTTCAGCAATTTGAAGAAAAGATCGATCGTACCTTACAGCTACCAGAATTTGTAACTGGATCAACTCCACCAAGTTTGATTGTTCCGTATAATGATACAAGTTCACAGAACGCCAACAAAGTTATTGGTTATGATACAGATGGAACTGCATTGACTCTTATAGATAAGGATGTTCTTCCTGCTGGTGGTGATAGTGCATTATTTACTTATTCAACAACAACTACAGACTCCGATCCAGGTAGCGGATTTATTAGGCTTAATAATACAACAATTGCAAGTGCAACTATTGCCTATATAGATGACAATGAAAATTCAGGTACTGATGTTTCAGCATGGGTACAATCATTTGATGATGTTTCGGGTAATGATACAAACCGAGGTAGATTAAGAATTAGTAAAGCCAATTCATTAGATACATGGATGGTATTTAAAGTAACGGGAGCTGTGGTCGATGCTTCGGGATACACCAAGGTCAATCTAGTTTATATAGATAATGCTGGAACTTTTACGAATAATGATAAAGTATTTGTTTCGTTTGTAGCAAGTGGAGAAGATGGAGCCATACCTGGCTATCGTTATACATTTGATACAAGCACCTCTGATGCTGACCCTGGAGCTGGTGAAATAAGATTTAATAATGGAACGTATGCAAGTGCTACTGCTATTTATATAGACGATGCAGACGCTAATGGAGTTACTGTATCTGCTGATGTTTTAACATGGGATGACTCAACAAGTACGATCAAAGGTTTCTTAATGATTTATGATATTAATGATCGTTCTACTTATGCAAGATTTAAAATAACTGGTTCCTCCACCGATGCCACAGGATACGTTAAATTAGCGGTAACGCATTTAGCTTCTAATAATACCTTTAGTGCAGCAGATGAATTATCGGTACACTTTACTGCTTCTGGAAGTAAGGGTGATACTGGAAGTACAGGAAGTCAGGGAATCCAGGGAAATACAGGATCCACAGGTGCATTAGGTGCAAACCCACAACTATCTATGACTTTTAGTAATTCTACAAGTGACGCAGATCCAGGTGCTGGTAAAATTGCTTTTAACAATGGAACGCTTTCAAGTGTATCAGTTTTATTTATAGATGATGCAGATGACGCTGGAGCAGATATTACAACGTTTGTGCAATCCTTTGATGATGTAACTAATGCAGTAGCTAGAGGGATTATTACTATAACTAAAGAATCAACACCAGCAACGTATGCTACATACAAGGTAACGGGAGCTATAACAGATGCAAGTGGCTACACAAAAGTAGCTGTAACACATTTAACAAGTTCTGGTACATTTTCTAATACAGATGGAGTAAGTGTGCATTTTTCTTATTCTGGTGCAGATGGTTCTGGAGATATGACTTCATTCACACTAGCAGGAACATCTGGTTCTGACCAAACAATCACCAATGGCAACACCTTAACTATTGCAGCAGGAGAAGGAATTACTACTACTGGAGGAGCTACCGATACAGTAACGATTGCAGGAGAAGATGCAACTGTCTCAAACAAAGGAATCGCATCATTTGCAACTGCTAATTTTGCAGTAAGTAGTGGAGCTGTAACTATTAAAGATGCAGGAGTAACAGGAGCAAAATTTAATGCAGATGTTATTTCAGCACAAACGGAACTCGCAGCAGAACCTGCTGATACAGACGAGTTTTTAGTTAGTGATGCAGGGGTATTAAAAAGAATAGACTATTCTCTTATCAAAGGGGGTGGTGGAAAAATATTACAAAATTTTGCAACGCAAATCTCTAAAACAACAGGAACAACAGGAATACCAGATGACAATACAACTCCTACTACATCAGAGGGAACGCAGATATATAGTCAAGCAATAACTCCATCAGCATCATCAAGTAAAATATTGATGTTTTACGCATTACAAACAGGAATAAATGTAGGTAGTGGTGTTGTTATATCAGCATTTAGAGGTTCAACTTGTATAGGAGTATCAATGTTTACAACACCTGCGAGTAGTAATGATGGATTTATAAACACAGCAGTAACAATAGATTCACCTAGCACAACTAGTGAAACTACTTATACATTAAGAATTGGACAATTAACCGCAGGATATACTTGGAATGTAGGTAGTAGAGGAACATCAGATAAATATAATGGTATGTTAGAAAAAAACACAGTTATATTACAAGAGATAGGAGCTTAATTATGCCATTTGTAACAGTAGATAGTGATAATAAAATTGTTTCGGAACATGGCGAAGCAACAACAGAGACAATAGAAGTAGCAACAGATGATGCAAGATATGTTACTTGGACTAATACTTTAAAATCACAAGAATACATATATAAAAGACTTGAAGAATATCCAACTATTGGTGAGCAATTAGATGAAATATACCACAACGGAATAGATGCTTGGAAAGTAATAATTAAAAAAGTCAAAGATGACAACCCTAAAAGCTAGAAAGGAATATTATGAAAGAAGGATACCATAAAACAAAATCAGGTAAGGTCGCTAAAAAAGGACTTTACTATAATATGAATAAGAAAAAAGCTGCTGGAACATCAAAGCCAAAATCTAAAAGTACAGTAAGCGATAAGGCTTATGCATTTATGAAAGCTGGATTTGTTAAAAAGAAAAAAAAATAATACAAAACCTAGAAGGAACATCATGGCAACCAAAGCAGATAGGAATGAGATGGCTATTTCAAAGCACGAAGAAATTTGTTCTGAACGCTATAAAAATATTCATGATAATATTTCAGATCTTAAATCAAGAATTAAAAGATTAGAAACTATTATTATGGGAAATACTATCGCTGTTATTGTCGCTCTTATATCTGTATTTATGAAGATGTAATCATGTTAATTGATCCATTAACAGCGTTTGCAGCCATTAAATCCGCTACATCACTTGTCTCTCAGGGCATTAAAACTGGAAAGCAAATTGCCGACATGGGAGCTGAGATTTCTAAATGGGCCAATGCGGAAAGCTCACTAGATATTCATGCAAGTAATAAAGGTAAAGGTGGGATCTTAGCAAAGTTAGGATTATCATCTATTGAAGAAGATGCGATAGCTGCATACCTTCGTAAAAAAGAACTTGCCGATAAAAGAAAGCAGTTGAGAGAATTGTTTTTATTATATGCAGATAATGGCCTCAAAGAATGGGAGACTTTGCAAGGAATCATCGCAGCTAAAAGACGCCAGAAAAAAGAGGAGATTCGGTTAGCAATTATTGAGAGAAAAAAAATTCAAAAAATTGTCGGTATTGTTACAGTATTTATTATTCTTTTTATTGGAGCTGTCGTTTACGCTAGATTGTTTGGGATAATATGAAAGAAAACTTTTATAACTTTACAGTCCATATTGATGAGAGAGATAAAAAAAATTTAACAGTCAATATAAAATTTCATGGATGCAAAACACTTGAAGATGCTGAAGAACTGGCTGAATATATTAACATTATTTTAAACGTACCAGCAGACACAAATATTAACAGATTACATTAAGGAGAATTAAATGATTGCAGAAAGTGTGATAGGAGTTGCAGGTAAAATCCTGGACAAGTTTATTGAAGACAAAGATCTCAAAACAAAAATTAATGGAGAGTTAAGAAAACAGACTCTCGCTATTTCTCAAGCACAGGCTAAAGCTAATGTAGAACAAGCGAAGCACCCTTCGTTATTTGTTTCAGGAGCTAGACCCGCAATCATGTGGGTATGCTGTTTAGGGATAGCGTGGCAATATTTTATTGGCCCAATACTTACTTGGATCTTTGCTATCTGGATGCCTGATGTTGAACCACCTCGCATTGAGCTTGAAGGATTACTAGGACTTACTATGTCCTTGCTCGGATTAGGAGCGATGCGTAGCTATGAAAAGACAAAAGGAGTAGCGAGGGATAATTTAAAATGAACGCACCTTTATTAACACGGATCTCTGAAACCTTAAAAAAAGAAGAAGGCTGTAAGAAAAGCAAAGGAAAGCATATTGCGTATCAGGATCATCTGGGGTATTGGACACTCGGTTACGGAAGATTAATTGATCCCAATAAACCAGGAGCAGGTCTTACTGAAGATGAAGCAATGGATCTTTTATTTAATAATATAGATGAAAGTATAGAAGAGTGTAGAAAAAATTTTCAATGGTTTGATGATATTCCTGAACCTGTGCAAGAAGGATTAATTTATATGTGTTTTCAATTAGGGATGCCAACTTTAAAAAAATTTAAAAATTGTTTAGCTGCAATAGAAGAAGGCAACTATGCAGAAGCAGCCGACCATTGCCTTGATTCAAATTGGAATAAACAGACACCTCGCAGGGTAAATATAGTCTGTAATCTTTTTACAAGTGTCTGAAGCAAGAACAGGTCGAATTGGTGAAACAATAACCTCATTATGGTTAGAGAAAATAAATGTTCCCAATGAAATTTGTCATGTTGCGGGTGCTGATATTATTGCTGAATATCAAAATATAATTTATCGAATACAAGTTAAGGCAAGACAAAAAAAAGATTTTAATCGACATGGTGCAAGACGAGAGGTCTATGCTTTTCAGGCTTGTAAAGGCGGTAAGAAAAATAAACTCACTAGAGAAGATTGCGATATAGTTGCTTTTGTTTGTGTTCCTTTAGAACGTGTTATATTTAGAGCGGTAAATGATTTTTTTGGAGTTACAATTCGATTAAGGGATGAGGAGTTTCTCAAAAAAAATATTGCCCAGCTTACATGGCACCAGGCAATCTATAACTTATTATAATATTTTAATTGATCTTGCTCTGCCTGGAACTCTTTCAATCAAATTAAGTTCTTCTAATCGTATCAATGAGTTTCTAACAGCCGATCGAGTTTTATGTCCAAAATGACTTGCTATTTCTTCCAGAGTTGGCGGAACCTTTTCTTTTTCAATCTCACTTTTTACATACTCATAAATTTTTTTACTTAACGGAGTAATTTTTTTTTCTAATCTATATGGCATTTTGAAACTCCTTTACACTTCGATTAATTTCTCGCATTGAATCTGGTAATTCTTTAACAAGAGTTTTAACCATATCTTCATTGTTGTTATATAATTGTTCCATCTTCATAATTTTTAAATCCTTTGCTGTGTCAGGATCATTTTTAACCTGGTCAAGAACGTCAATAAAGGTTGTTAACACCTCATCTAGCTTATGATGCTTCTTAGTTTTCTGTCCAGGAAGTGATAGTGTGTATACGGGATTTTTAGACCCTTGGAGAGCAGTTAATAAGTTTTGATTAGTACGAGTCGTTTCAGTACCATTATGCTTAATGACAGGCTCTTTAGAGGCTTGTTTTTTCCTATCAACTGCATCCATCTCATTTGAACTCGCATATTCACCTCCTGAAAGTCCAATACTTGATAACGCTCTTCCAATTGCAGAAGTACAACAGTTTTCAATCGCTGAAGTTTTATTGACATAACCAGCGTTACGAATTTCTTCAGCATAATCTGATCCAATAACTATTCCTTCCAAATCTTTTATCGTAGCTTTTACTATGACTCTTTTACCATCATCTATAATCAGATCCGTTTCAATACCATAAGTAAATCCAACGTGCTTTCTAAACGCTTCAACTCGATGGACCACTTGAGTATATCTTTTGCCACCCTTTTGAGTGACGCCATGTGTTTTGTTTAAGGAGGCAACCTCCGCCATAATTTTTTTAATATCAATCATTATTAATATCCTTTACAGTAAATTTTTCATATTGAGTTTGAGGTTTAGCTGG